ATGCTGACATTTCATTCTTTGCGACGGTTGTACCATCATTAGGTCGTGTAACGCTGTTCGCAAGCTCGAACTGAGGTCCCCAGCTAAATTTTGTTTCAGCACTAGCATTGCTACCTCCAAAGTCGTCACCAGCGTTAATGCTCTTACGGAACTGAATTGGCATCTCGCGGGCATTGGTTATTGGAACATTCAAGTGTGAAGAATTATTTGCACTTCCAGTCGAGAGGAATCCTGAACCAGAAGTCACAAGATGGTAGTAACCACGGCTTGCGATCGGCACTGTGTTGGTCGGAACTAGTTTATTTGCGACTGCATCTGAGACTTCAACACGAACTATTCTTGATACTTTGCCGTAGAGGCCTTCTTCGACCACTTTCTGGGCATCGATCGAGCGATCAAAATCAAAGTATGTGTCAAGATCACCGATCTGCTTACCAATGAAGCTTGCGCTATCAGGATCAAGGTCACAATTTTCATAAGACTTATAAATCTTCGGATCTTTGTCAGTATCATCCCATTCGCGAATATCAACTGTGAATTTAGCATAGGCTCCTGCCGAAGGATATGTAATATTCTTTACACCAACCTTGTAAAGCTCATTTGCATAATCACCGTCAGAGCGAGCGTGGATCTTGAAGAGATCATAACGTGTTGAACCAAAGTTCTGTGATGCAATGAACGGTGTCATTGGATGAGCGTATCTGTCTTCAAAACCATCGTAATTGGGGAAAACAGAAGTTCCGTTATTCCTTGATTGTGATCCTGTTAAGCAGAACACAATTTCTTCGATCTCAGTTGCTAGGCTAACACGACGAATTTCGGCTTCAGCAGCGACTCCTGATCCTGTCGGCGCAGCGTACCCATCAAGCACAGGATAATGTGCATAGAGGACGTGACCGTATTCTTCAAAAAGGCTTGGATTTGTGTTTAAGGCATTCTTAAGATAGTTGCTATCGGTTGGGTTAAAAGAAGCCGTAATTACGCTTCCATATCCAGTGTTATTATGACCGTTTAAGAAAAGAACAAACGTCTGGCCAGAACCGGTGAGATTAAGCGAACCAGTAAACCAGCCTTTGGCAGGTGAAGCCGTTGTGGCAGCTGCGGAGTAAGTATCAGATGCCTGACCAGGAGCTGAACTTGAAACTGTGATCTGCACACCAGATGCAGCGAAGATAACACCACGGATAATAGGTTGAGCCGCCGTTGATGTTTGTATTCCTGCCTCAGAAAGAACATAAGAGCCAGCAGACTCTGACATGTAACATCCAAGGAAGTAAGTGCGTCCTTCGATGCCTCCTGCTGTGGCATAAGGATTGTTGGCAAACTGACCAGAAGATGTTTGAATTTCTCGTGATCCCACAACGAAACCAGCATTATTGACTTTACCTGTGTTGTTGCCTGATGTGGTCCTAGCATTTCCGTCACCAGCACCAAGAACTCTAATATAAGTTCCAGCGTTTGCATTGTTCAGCCACTGAGTCATTGCCAGCGGTGCATTAACAAGTGCATCTCCATAGCCGAATTCAGTCTGGTGCTGATCATTGTTGGCAACAGTGATCGGAACGAATGCTGTGCCTTGATTTGCAGTTCCAATAACACCAGCTGCCCTGCCTGAGGGTTGTGCGTCTATGACTAGACCTGTGTTATCGATCTCTGTTAGTGTTATGCCTGGTGCATTTTCTGATGACATATATTCTCCTTGTCGCTTAACTATTCTGAATCAGACGAATTCAACGCCGGCGGGCGTAATGATAAAGTCGACTGCGATAAATTCTACTGCTCTTGTCGGAACCACAATGATTCTGCCATTGAGCTTGCTTGCTGCGACATCCGCTTGGGTATTATTGGTGTCATCGCAAATAATCCTGAACTGATCGACGCCAGCTTGCGCTTTGATCAAGCTCAGGAGCGGAGTCGCCCGAATAACGAAAGCAGCGCGGGTAGTGGCATCATTAGGCTCGAACAAGAGTCCTTGAGCAACGCCGCGGATTACTCGCTTGAGTTCCAAGAAGAGGCGGCGGACATTGACACGATCAAATGCTGACTTGGTGATCTGCAGGGTCTTCTGACCAAAGATCACGAATCCACTACCTGGGAATGTTGCAATCGGGTTAATGCGATTATCATAAAGATAATCGCGATCGCCTGTGCTTAGTCTGACATCAACATTCGATACAAAGTCAAGGGCTGCACGATTGAAGCCTGCAGGAGCATACCAAGGATATGCAACTTTGTCACTGTATGCCAAAGCACCGAGAGCGGCAACAGAAGCAGGAACTTTGACACGAGCTCCAGTCGTTGCGTCATTGACATAAACATCTGGGAAGTATGTCGCAACGTAATTTGTATCTGGTGATCTGACAGTTAGCGCGTTAGCCGTTCGTGTAACATTTGGTTTTAATCCTGAGCCTTCAAAGACCCTGACATTTGTGTCAGAGTAGTTCGGAATGTCCATGACATACATTGCAAGAGCATAGTTTGGAAGTCTACGCATGATGTAGTCAGTGATGAGCACTTCACGAATACCAGGTGATGCGATCACATTAACATTGGTTGTCATTGCATCAGTCATTAACTTTGCAGCAATTCTGTAAGAATTGACAGCATTGTTACTGAGCGATGATCCGCCAGGATTGTATCCAAGACCTGTGATTGCTGTTGATGGTGAGCCGCTTGCGGCTCTTCCGTCAGACTCAGTCGATGTTGCCTTGTCACCAAGAAGTGCGGCCGAGTTATCAAGAATATTAACGCCGTCAAATCCACCGTAGAAGATGTTTGAGAATTTTGCATACTCTGAGAACTTATTGAATGTGCTAGCAGAGCTGTTTAACAGCGATGCAAACGTCAACCGGTTAAGCCCTGTGTCAGTGATGCGGTAATCTAGCGCGCTTGGATCTCCGTTACGAATATAAGCCGTCTCTTTCATGTGCTGTTCGAGTGTTCCTGTCAGCTCAGCGACTGTCTGGTTTGATAGTGCCACCCTTGCAAGTGTAAACTTGTTAGCATTGAAAGCATCAGCATGAGAGCCGGTGACAAGCACATCAAGTTTCTGAATGCCTTGCATCTTTGAGTATGCCGTGATCAAAGGATTGAAATCGAGACCAGCGTTGGCATCCATGACAGAGTTGAGAACTTTGCCTGATGTTGTTCCTGATGGAATAAGCTTCTCAAACTTAACACCCCAGTGAAGGCGTGAGTCAGGAATCTCAAGGATGCCAGGTGATCCAATATAAGAAGCACCATCAACAACACCACGAGTTGCTTTAAACCTGAAAGGGAGTGGAGGAACAATAGAACCAGTTAGATTTGTGCCGGCAGCGGAAACACATGTAAGGCGAGGAAGCGATCCAGAAGTGCCGTAAGACTTGCCACCAACAGATAATGTGCTCGCCGTGTCAGTCAAGGTTTGTGATGTCCTAATAACGGGGACACCTCTGAATCCGAATGGAAGGGCTGACTCAGGAGCTGTCTTGGAACCTACACGATCACTAACAATGACCCTTACACGACGGCTGACATTAGGGAACTTGCCACTAATCAGAAGACGTTGTTCTGAATTCTCAGAAGTGTCAAAGTTGAATGTTACTTTGCGGTCACCGATTTTCTGAGCAATGTAGTTCTGGCTAGCAGGATTCAAGTCACATCCTGTGTATGACTCAATGACGCGAGTTGATGTGTCAGTATCATGTAGCTCACGAAGGAGCACATCAAAAGTTCCGTATAAATTCTTCGGGTCAGTTGATGCTTTAATATTTGAAATTGAGATCTTGAAGCTATCGTTGCTAACAGCACCGTCAGAGATGGTCTCAAAGTGAAACAAGTCGTATTCCGTGGTGCCGTATGGCTGCGAGATAAAGCTTGTTGTTCTGGGAGAATTAAAACGTGTGTCATAACGACCAAAATTTGACAGATAGCTAGATGAACCTGAAGCAATCGCAATCTGACCATCTCCGGAAGTATCAACAGTGACAAGTTCATCTTCAACAGGGAAATCTAGATAAAGCAGATGCTGCTCTTCTTGGAACTTGCGAGGATCAGTGTTAAAGACTTTACCAAAATAATCATTTGCATTCGGATCAAGTGAAGCAGTCATCATTCTGACACCAGCAACTCCGTCGGTCGAAGTATATGATGAACCAACTGAGGAAGAGATTGCCAGCTTAAACTTCTTGTAAGTTGAAGACGATGAGTTCGAGTCAACAGATGCGACGTCTTTGATAGTTGCGCCGGTGCCAGTCCACTGTGAACCCGCGCCTGTCATGTCCAGAACCATGCCGCGTGAGCTTGTCGGGAACATCAAAACACCACGAACAACGTTGACCGTGTCAGCAGACGTCGGGTTGAAGCTCGGATTATCACTGAAAACTGGGAATCCGCGCCACTCTGATGGCGTCGAAGTATTTGCAGGAAGCACGTGTCTTGCAACAAGGAATTGCACGGTGTTTGCAACACGACCGTCAGCAGCAACCGTAGCTGTGGAACCAGAAAGCTTGAATCCTGCGTTCAGGACAGTTCCGTTAGTCAAAGTAGCTGTAAAGTCTGTGCTGCTGGCATTTGAACCAGCGCCTAAGACTCTGATAAATGTTAGAGCGCCTTTGTGTTTCAGCCACTCATTGGCCGCATATGTTGCAGGGTAATTAGAATCAAGTCCACCGAAGCGGGCCTGATAATCAGAGAATGATGCAACAGTTGTTGGCACGAATGCCGGACCGCCTGCAGCAGCTCCAATAAATCCACCAGGAACACCAATAGGTTGGGTTCCCGGTGCGGTGAGTTCAATCTCCTGTTCAAAGAAACCAGGCGAGCGAAATGTTTGTTCAGACATTAGTATTGCTCCTAATCTTTTAGGCTAGACAAGGTTAAGTATCACGCAAGAATAGAAACCGTCAAATCATTTTAAATCTTTATCAGATTTAAAAACTTTTGTTAAGTTAGTCAAGATCTGCTCTCCGTGGACGCTGGCGACATTTCTTACTCTGACCATAGCATCCATTGGCTTTCCTGTCATAGGATCCTCTGTGAGCTTTCTGGAGGTGCTGGTGACCATGGTTGATGATGACTCTGTTCCTCCTACTGCAGTCGTCAGCGGATTGATCAAAGACGCATTTCCTTGAATTCCGCCAGCGGCAGTTTCTGCTTGGCTATCTGCTCGGTAGCCAATAGCTTCTGTGATTCTTGGATCATCGATAGTAGAAACGTTGTCTAACAGCCGAGAGTCTATTCTCATATCATCAACATTACCAGCTGGATTAACCGCATTGACACCATCAAAGAATCCAAACGAGAACTGTGTGGCAGAGAGAGTTCGCCTGAGACCGTTTGGCATGCCAGGCGAAGAAGGCAAGATAATATAAGCCGGAACTGAGATAGTCATCGTGTGTTTGATAATCCTCTCATCATCACTCATATTGTCAAAAGTATTTTCAGCTGAGATTGCAGGCTCAAATGTAGCGTTGAACCAGTAGCCAGCAGGCGTTTCGATTCTATAGGACCGCGCCCTGATATTATGATAGCTACTCATGATGGTCGTCAGTATTTCATTGCTATGTTGCATGAACTGCGTCCAAATTGTGACTTCATATGTAGCTGTAAAAAACTTTGGAACTGGGATTGAGATTGTCTCATAGATGCCGCTCGAGAGATTAGGCTCAAGTAGTCTTCCTCCTGTAGCTCTGCCTGGGCGGTCTTGAGATTCTCTTCTTGAGCCCGTACCAGGCGGACCAACAGACTCAAGTCCCATTGCGTTAATTATTCTTTGATAAGCTGGGTCTTCTTTTGAGAGTCGTCTGCTAATATCAATAGTTCCAATGTCTCCCATCTCAATAATTTTTTGTGCTTGTTGCTCAATGCCACTTCTGCTAATCGCTATCAAGGGAACAATAATGGCACCGTTCTTATCCCGCAGAGGATCTTTTCTTCTGGTAATTGCGAATCGCTCGCCTGTGGCAAATATAACAGGGACTTTCTTTGTGCTTCCGTCTTTTTGCACGCACATTAATGGGATATCTTTGTCGAACAAGTTGAACAGCGCCCGATCAACATCTTCAAGTCCACAAGATGGAATGCTAAAATTGTCAGGAACAGCACTGCCTTCATAGCCAAGGTTTATTGATTCGCGACCGTATCGCTTGCCTGTGTTATATCTGGTGCTCATTCATCACCATAGAAAGATGAGCTGATACCGTCTGGTGTGACTTTTTTAGGGCCAGTAAGCGGTGCATCCAATTTACCGTCGGCTTGAAGCTCTCGTCTGTCTGCGGTCTCTCCAAGCTCGTTTGTTGCTGCGCCGCGCTGTTGCACGAATGTGTCTTGTATGACTTGCTCTGTTTCCAGAGTCTGAGCAGCTGGACCTTGTGACATCTTGTCGATAAGATCTGATCTGGCTTGCTTTCCAACCAGTTTATATCCTGTGATATGTTCTACTTGGCCAAATATCTTGCTGATTGTAACAACTTGCACAATCTCAAAGAACACAGCGCCATAAGACATAAAGTCACCAAT